GAGAGCGCCACTCTCTCCCGCGGTCTTCTTTCACCACCAAACGACTCGATAAAGCATGAATAGCCACGCAGAAGACCCAAAAGGACACCAAGAGCCTCAAACTGGCTTAGATCGGCCTACATCGGGTTTAGAGAGAACTACAGGACTCTATCTAGGCTCTCCGACTCCCAGAATCCACTCTAAACTCGTAGATTTACCGTCACGCGGGCAAGAATTGATCGACTTCGCCGAAAGTATCAAGCTTCCGCTTCTACCTTGGCAAAAGTTCGTCGCCATGGAAGCTCATCGCGTAAAGCCAGATGGGAGATGGCATTCGCCCCTAGTCTGCGTCGTCGTAGCCAGACAACAAGGTAAGACTACGCTCATGAAAGTAAGGGCATTAGCTGGTCTCTTCTTATGGCAGAACGGACTCCAGATCGGAACAGCTCATCGACTTACTACATCGCTGGAGACCTTTCGAGACATCGTTAACATCGTCGAAGAGAACGAACACCTAGCCAGACAAGTAAAGCGAATCCGATGGGCGCATGGATCAGAAGAGATCGAGCTTAAATCCGAGTTCGGCGGCGGTCGGTACATGGTTAAAGCTGGCGGCTCAGCTGCTCGCGGTATCTCTAAGCCCGAGACCGTCTTCGTCGATGAGACCCGCGAACTAAAAGACGAGTCGACATGGGCTTCGCTGCGTTACACGATGATGGCCGCTAAGAATCCGCAGCTCTGGACACTCAGTAACGCGGGAGACCAACATAGCCTAGTCCTTAATTCTCTACGCGAGCGCGGAATGAGCGCAGCTAAAGGCGACGACATCGCTTACTATGAATGGTCATCGAACTACGAGAAGATCGACGACACTCCCGCATTCTGGAAAGGTGCGGCGATGGCTAATCCAGCATTAGGCCACACAGTCCACATCGATAACATTCGGGCCGTTCTTAACGATCCGCCAGATGTGGTAAAGACGGAAGTCTTATGTCGCTGGGTCGCCACGATCTCAGCTGCTATCCCAGCCGAAGAATGGAATCAGTGTGGAGAAGAAGGCTTAGAGCTTGATCCAGAAAAGACGACTTGGCTGGGTATCGATGTTAGCCCGAATCGTCGCGACGCGGCATTAGTGGCCGCCCAACAGATCGACGACGAGCGATTCTTCGTAAAGCTATTACACACTTGGCATAACCCTATTAACTTGGACGATAAAGCGATCGCTAACGACATCGCTCCCTATGTAAAGCAGTATCCAGTCGAGACAGTGGCTTATTCTAAGCGTACGGCTTCGGCTATTGCGGCTCGATTAGTTCCAGCGGGTATCCCGATCTCAGACATCGACGGCGCACTGTATGGCCAAGCTTGCGACGAATTGTTAGGAGCGATTACATCGAAGAGATTACGGCACGACCCAAAACAGACAGAGTTATCCAAGCAGATCTTATCAGCTGCGAGACTTCCGTTCGGAGATGGTGGCTGGACTATCGGGCGGAGAGCTTCACAGTCGACTGTCTGCGCGACGGTTGCGACTGCACTCGTCACGCATTACGCGACACGCCCACCGATGGATCTTGACATCATGGTCGGATAGCGGTATCGCACTCTCGTAGAATTGCGACATGGGATTATTCGATCTATTCGTTCCGAAGGTTAACGCTGCGTCTCCAGCTTCTATCAGTATCGACGCGGCGGAATCGCTGTACCCAGTTAACACTCTTAACTCTCTGGGCGGCTATTACTTTATGGGTAATCAGACCGCTACTCGTACGGAAGCGATGGGCGTTCCAGCTTTAGCTCGCGCCCGTAACATAATCTGTACGACTTTAGGATCTTTCGAAATGCACACTCGCAACATCGCAACAGGCGAGAAAATGCAACAGCCAAGAGTTATCAATCAGCCAGATCCGCGAATCGCTGGCTCTGCGTTCTGGTCGTGGTTAGCCGAGGACATTCTGTTCTATGGTTACGGATACGCGCGTGTTATGCAACGCTACGCCGACACTGGACGCATTCAGGCGATGGAAAGAATCGATCCTCTTCGTGTAACTGTTACTACTAACGGCAACGGAACAGAGATCGACGGTTATTCTGTCGATGGAACAGTAATCGATCCGAGCGAACTGGTCGTCTTTACTGGACTCGACGAAGGAATCTTAAATCGCGCTGGCCGCACTATTCGCGCAGCTTCGGCGTTAGAAAAAACAGCGTATGACTTCGCGATAAATCCTAATCCGCAGACAATTCTAAAAAACTCTGGCGTCGCACTTCCGAAAGATCGTGTAGCTGCACTCGTCGCGGCATTTAAGAATCGTACTTCTAAAGCTGTTACATTCTTAAACGGCGATGTATCTATCGAGACTGTCGGTTATGATCCTAAGAATCTACAGCTTAACGAAGCTCGCGGATACCTGGCTCTCGAACTATGTCGCGCTGCTGGTCTTCCAGCTTACTTCGCAAGTGCAGAGCCTAATAGCTTTACTTATTCGAATGCAGTTAGCGAACGCCGTTCATTAGTAGATTATTCGCTGCGTCCACTTATGACATGTATCGAGCAACGAATGAGCCTTAGTGATTTCACTCCACTAGGACAAGATGTTAAGTTCGATCTAGACGACTTTTTGCGTGGCAATCCTTACGAGCGCGCGCAAGTTTACGAAATACTTAATCGAATCGGCGCGATGTCGATCGAAGAAATCCGCGAAGAAGAGGATCTACTTCTATGAAAATCACTACACCAATGAACATAACAGCGGCAGATTCTAACTCTCGCACTATTAGCGGGCGTATCGTCGCATTCGAAGAAGCTGCTAACGCTTCTACTGGGAAGGTCGTCTTCGCAAAAGGTTCGATCGCTCCAGCTAGTGTGAAACTTAATTTAGAACACGATCGCACTCGTCCAATCGGTAAAACTATGGACATGACACTAAACGAAGATTCGATCGACGCAGTCTTTAAGATCGTAAACACGACATCGGGTTCAGACGCTTTAGAAGAGGCTATGAGCGGATTACGCGACGGCTTCTCGATAGAACTGGCTGTAGATGATTACATCATGCAGAAAGACGGAACTATGCGCGTTCTTGCTGGAGAATTAACTGGCGTCGCACTCGTTACAGAGCCAGCGGTTCGCTCAGCTCGCGTCAGTGAAGTAGCTGCAACAGAAGGCGAAGAAGCCGAAGAACTTTCCGATTCCACAGTGGAAGAGGAAGTAACACCAACAACAGAAGGAGACGAAGTGGACAACACCGTCACAAACGCGGAAACCGTCGAGACGGTCGAAGCTGCTCAGTCAACAACAGCCGCAGCGAAGCCAATCGTAGGCGGATCATTCACCAAGCCACGCTTAGAGTTCACAGCTGCTAAGTATGTGGAAAACACCATTCGCGCAGCGATGGGCGACGATCAAGCTCGCCAGTATGTTCTCGCAGCCGATAACACAACAGATAACGCGGGTCTCGTACCTACTCGCCAGATGGCCGAGGTCGTGAACGGGTTGTCTACAACTATCCGTCCATCAATCGACGCAATTTCTCGCGGAACTCTTCCAGACGCGGGCATGAGCTTCGAAATTCCGAAGATTACCCAAGCTCCTACTGTTGCAGTAACAGCAGAAGACGGAACTCCATCAGAAACAGATCAGAACGCAGCTTTCATTACTGTAGATGTTAAGAAGTTCGCTGGACAGCAGACATTCTCTGTCGAGCTTCTAGATCGTACTTCTCCAGCATTCTTCGATGAACTAATTCGCAACATGGCAGCAGCTAAGGCGAAGGCCGAGAATGCTTATGTTAATGGTCTTCTAATCTCAGGAGCTACAGCAGACGGCACTACTACCACTACTTATCCAACAGCTGCCGAGCTACTTGGAATTATCTCTCGCGGAGCTGCTTCTGTTTACTCAGCTACCGCGGGACTTCCTACTCCATTCGCGAAGTCTCTAATCGCTTCGACTGGTCAATGGGCTAACCTAATGACTCTTAACGATTCAGGTCGTCCGATCTATAACGCTTCACAGCCACAGAACGCGGGCGGTGTAGTTCGTCCAGATTCTCTAGTAGGTAATGTTGCGGGCCTAAATCTATTCGTAGATCCAACTAACGCGGGCGATGGCGACGGAACTCTTCTAGTCGTTAACCCAGACGCTTACACATGGTACGAAGGGCCTACATTCCGCCTACGCGCAGATGTAATCGCTTCTGGCCAGATTACAGTCGGCTACTACGGTTACGGCGCACTCGCGACCAAGATCGCAGCGGGCGCGTTTAAGAATAACAAGGCGTAATCCGAATAAATCAATCATCGGCTAGTTCGCTCCCGAGCTAGCCGAGTAGTAGAAGGGAAGAGCTAATGCCAGCAATTATTACAGCCTCACAGCTGCGATCCGTCCTAGGCGTTAGCTCTTCTCTCTACGATGACAATTATCTAAACGACATAATAGATACGGCCGAACAGGCGATTCTCCCGCTGCTTATTCAGAACTCGACGGCTGTAATCGAGTACGAATTAAAAGATAATGTAGCGATTTTCTACACTCGACGCGTTCACACTTTCGTCGTCGGACAGTCGATCGTCGTAACTGGTCTTCCAGCTCCATTCACAGCCACTCACATTATTACAGTAGTTACAGACAGTTCATTCTCCGCAGCTCTTACGAGCGCAGATGTAACTCGTCGCCAGATCATTCCGAACGGAACAGCAACTCTTAGCGGCTATTCAGCTGCGACTCTCTATGTCGGTAACTCTTCCATCGAGTCTGCGATCTACGCAGTATCTATCGAAGTCTTCCAGTCTCGTACAGCTGCGGGCGGTCAGATCGAAGGTCTCGACTTCGCTTCGAGTCCCTATCGCATGGGGCGCAGCTTGTTAAATCGCGTCGTAGGCCTCTTGGGTAATTACATCGATGTCGACACGATGGTCGGATAATGACAGCCAGCTCGATCTTAACTAGTGTCCGAACTCCATTAAAGACATCGATCCAAGGAGTAGCGGCTAACACTTACGACTCAGTCCCAGAGTCGCCCATCGTTCCATTCGCTGCAATAGTCCCGAACACTCCCTACCTAGAGCCGAGCTTCTTGGGTAAAGGTAATGTCAAGCTAAAGGTTAATTTAGTTATGACCGTAGGCGTAGCGATCTACGATAATCAGAGCGCGCTCGATAACATCGAGAAGCTCGTAATTAGCATTCTGGCGGCTATTCCGTCAGGGTACGAGGTCGGAGATGTATCAAATCCGATTCCGTTAAACATAGGCGCGTCAGAGATTCTCGCTTGCGAGATTCAGCTTTCGACTTATTACACACAAACAAACTAGGAGACCAACATGGCCACGACCGTAATTACAGGGCGCGATCTTTCGGTTACGATCGCGACCAAAAACTATAACGAGCAAGCAACAAGCGCAACATTAAGCGGAGATGTAACTATCGAAACTTACGACACTCTTTACGCTAAGGCTTATCGTTCGATCGATAAGCAGTGGACATTCGATGTCGAAATGCTTGCAGACTGGGGCGCAGCGGATTCACTCTGCGAAGCTCTATGGACAGCGGCAGAGACAGCCCCTAACACGACTTTAGCGGTATCGCTAACAGCTGTTACAGGTGCGGTCTTCGCATTTAATGTTCTACCAATCTTCCCAAGCGTCGGCGGTTCTAGCCCAGACGCTCAAACTGTAACGCTATCCTTTACAGTAGTGGGAACACCAAGCGAAACATTTAGCTAAAAAACAGAATCGGGAGCGAACATGAAACTAAACATCGAAGTCGAATACTTCTCAGGAGAGGCCGCTACATTCGTGGCGGCTTCTCCCGAGTGGTCGAAGTGGGAAACTAAATTCGGTAAGACTATCCAGCAAGCCGAATCGATCGGAGTAAACGATCTTCTCTTTCTTGGCTATCAAGCCATGAAGCGAGAAGCTGCGGGAACTCCAGTCAAACCTTACGAGGTCTGGATCGAAACGGTTGCGGAAGTCTCAGCGAGTAACGCAAACCCAAAAGTTATCCCGTCGGAAGCCTAAATCGACTAATCGTCGAACTCTCTATCGCGACACAGATTCCGATGAGCGAGTGGCAGACGGCGGAGCAGATCTTAACGGCGTTAGAGATACTGGAGAAACGGAATGGCAAGTAAGAAGGGCGTCTACTCGATAGAAGTCGAGCCAGCCGCGCTTAAAAACTTGATCCAGACTCTTAATCTTCTCGACAAGGAAACACAGAACGAGATCCGCGACGCAGCTCTTCCACTATCGAAGCGTCTGGCGGGCCAGCTCATGATGAGCGCGAATGGTGCGCCAGCTCCACAGACTAAGCTCGTAGCTCAGACGATCGTCGCTAAAAGAGATCGTCTTATTCGGGTCGACATAGGCGGCCCTAAGAAGGTCGGCCGTAAGTACGGCGGAGAAGCTTCTAAGAGCGGTAAAGGATCTAAAGTTCGCCAGAATGCAGCTCCAGCGGGCGCGCTTCTATGGGGAACAGAATACGGCGGCGGTCGCGGTACGGACTCACTCGGTCGCGCTTATACCGATCGCTTTAAGGCCCCGCGCAATAAACGCGGCTACTGGATCGCTCCAGCTGTTGACTATTACACGCCAATCGTCGCGAAAGAATACATCGATCTTATTCAGGGCGTAATTAAGAAAGTGGGTCTCGACTAATGGCTGGCATTCCAAAAGTAAAGATAACTTTCGACGCCGACTTCGACGAATTAAAGAAGGGCGTTAAAGGCGCGCAGACAGAAGTCGAAGGCTTTTCAGACAAGATCGGCAAGTTCGGCAAGGTAGCCGCTGCCGCTTTCGCAGCTGCAACAGTAGCCGCCGCAGCTTACGCGGGAAAGCTTCTAATCGATGGCGTGAAGTCAGCGATCGCAGACGCAGCCGCTCAGGAGAAACTCGCTTTAACTCTAAAGAATGTTACGGGCGCGACGAATGCCCAGATCAAGGCGACCGAAGGTTACATAACTCAGACATCGCTCGCGTTCGGAGTGACAGATGATGAGCTTCGGCCATCGCTGGAAAGATTAGCTCGCGCTACTGGCGATGTAGAGAAAGCCCAGAAGCTGCAAGCCCTAGCCCTAGACATAAGCGCGGGCAGCGGAAAAAGTTTAGAAGCGGTTTCTAATGCGTTAGCCAAGGCAACAGAGGGCAGCACAGCTTCACTCGGTAAGTTAGGCGTAGGACTATCAGCTGCACAGCTAAAAACTCTCTCGATGGACGAGATCACGAAGAAGCTTGCCGATACTTTCGAGAATCAAGCCTCAGCTAAGGCGGACACTTTCCAAGGAAAGTTAGATCGACTTAACATCGCTTTCCAAGAAGGTAAAGAGACGGTAGGTTCTTTCGTCTTAGACGCTCTTACTCCACTCGTTAGCTCATTCGTTAATAAGGTTATTCCAGCTCTTTCTTCTATGGCTTCGTCTATTGGTAAAGATTTAGAAGGGCCTCTTAATACAGTTAAGGGAGTTATTACGGACTTCGTCGTTCCAGCTTTTAAGTCTCTTTACACCTTTATGAAAGACTTCGTAGCTCCGTTCTTCGCTGCTGTCTTCGGCCCAGCATTAGAAGGACTCTTCTCAGCATTTAACAAAATTAAGAACGCGATCGCTAGTAATGAAGCAGAACTAAGTCCGCTCTTTACGCTGTTTAAGTCGGTGGCTGGGTTCGTAAGAGACACCTTGGGGCCAGTCATCGGAACAGTTCTTAAAGTCGCGTTCGAGGTTCTTGGAACGGCAATCTCCGCGGTAATTACTGGCGTCTCCAGAGTGGTCGGATTCTTAGACGACATGATCGATAAGGTAAAGGCATTTATTAAATTAGTTAAAGACAATCCTGTCGTGTCTGGAATCTCTGGTCTTATCGATCGCGTGTTCGGTGGCGCGCGCGCCATGGGTGGCCCAGTCACTTCGGGAACTTCCTATCTAGTCGGAGAACAAGGGCCAGAACTATTTACGCCAAGCCGTAGCGGAGCGATTATCCCGAATCATTCTCTAGGCGGCGGACGCGGTTCAGTCATTAACCTAACCGTTAACGGTGCAATCGACCCAGAAGGTACAGCGCGAGCGATTATTAATGTTCTTAATAATTCTAGTTATCGCGGAACTCTTGGATCGGGTGCGTTCGCGTGACACTCTGGAATCCAGAATGGCGCGTTCTTATTAATAGCGTCGATTATCAAGAAGTAACACTGGCTAGCGTTCAGATCACTAGCGGCCGAACTTCTGTTTATGAGCAGCCAGTCGCGGGCTATTGCTACATCGAGCTTATCAATTTAGAAAATACTTCTTACCCTTTTACAGTAGGTAACGAGATCCTTATCTCGATTAAAGATTCGACGGGGACTTATGTCGATCTCTACGGCGGCTTTATCAGCGACATCGAAATAAGCGTGGTATCAGCTGGAGCGACGACTTATGTTACTTCGGCTCGCATTACCGCACTTGGCGCACTTTCTAAACTGGCTCGGGCTAACTGGGAACTATCTTTAGCTAAGGACTACGACGGAACTCAGATCTTTAACATTCTTTCCGATTTACTTCTCAATAACTGGAACGAAGTAGCTCCCGCTTTACAGTGGTATCAGTACGATCCGACGACGACTTGGGCTAACGCCGAGAATGTAGGACTTGGAGAAATCGATCAGCCTGGGCAATACGAAATGGTTAACAGAGCAGCAGACCCAGTTTCTAGCTACACATTAGCCAGCCAAATCGCGGAGTCTGGTCTCGGTTATCTCTTCGAGGACGGATCAGGACGAATCGGGTACGCCGACGCTTTACATCGACAGACTTATCTCGCAGCTAATGGTTATACCGAGATCTCAGCGACTCAGGGAATCGGCGTAGGCTTAAAGTCAGTAACCCGAAGCGGCGATGTTCGTAACTTTATTACTGTTAATTACGATAACGGCTCAACACTTACAGATAGCGATCTAGCTTCTATCTCCCAGTTCGGTAAGTTCGCTGAAATCTGGGACACGAACATCGAAAAGACCGCCGACGCGATTCTGGCTCTAGCTCGTCGTCTACAGCTTAAAGCTTATCCACGCGCATTCTTCGATTCGATCGAGTTCCCTATAGCTTCTCCAGACATCGACGACACAGACCGCGACGCACTTCTGGGAATCTTTATGGGAATGCCGTTACGCGTTACAGATCTTCCGCCTAACATCGTCGACACTGTCTTCGAAGGTTATGTCGAAGGCTGGTCTTTTAGGGCCAGTTATAACTCGCTATTTATTACGATAAACGCTTCGCCGCTGGAGTTCTCGCAGGTGACACTCCGATGGAATCAAGTCAACGCGGCCGAGTCATGGAATACAATCAGCCCTACTCTTACATGGGAAAACGCGATCGGATCGGTGGCATAACATGGCAACTACTACTACGAACTTCGGCTGGGACATTCCGCAGTCGACCGACTTGGTCAAGGACGGCGCGACGGCGATCGCAGCTCTTGGTCAGGACATCGATACAGCTCTAGTCGATCTTAAAGGCGGAACGACTGGACAGGTGTTAGCGAAAGCTTCTAACACAGATTTAGATTATTCATGGGTTACGACCGACGACGCTAACGCTATCCAAAACTCTATCGTCGACGCTAAGGGCGATCTTGTTGCAGCTAGTGCAAACGACACACCAGCACGCCTAGCAGTAGGCAACAACGGTGAGACACTTGTAGCAGATTCTTCCACTTCAACAGGCTTGCGCTATCAAGGCTCACAGGCTGCCGCTAAAAATTATTTAATTAACGGCGCAATGGATTTTTGGCAACGAGGCACAAGCAGCACAAGTCTTGGTTATGTAACGGCTGACCGCTGGTACATAAACAATGCTGGAGGCACAACAACAAGTGCGCAAGAAACAACAATTGTCCCAAGCGTTGCGCGTTATGCTTTAAAACTGACGCAATCGGTTTCATCTGCTCAAGTGGTTGCCCAACAGCCATTAGAGAGCCAGTTAGCAATTCCTTTGGCTGGACAAAACATTATTGTTTCAGCTTATGTTGCAGCAAGTGCATCAACAAACTTCACTATTGACTTAGGACAATCCACTTCAACAGATGTTGCTGCTGCTGGGTCTTGGACTTTCACAAGTGGCACATCACAAAATGTTGCTAGTACTACTTATGTAAGAGTTTCACAGACTTTTACGGTGACAAGTACATCTAAAAGTTTAATGCCTCGTATTTCAATGACTTCATTAGGTTCAGGTAATTCTTTCTACATCTCAGGCGTACAGATGGAAATCAGCGCCGTACCTACAACTTTCACACGCGCTGGCGGAACAATCCAAGGAGAATTAGCCGCTTGTCAAAGGTACTACAACAGATTGGGCAAAACGACAGGAAGCGCAGCGCAACGCCTTGCAGTAGGTCCAGGAGCAAATAGCACAACTGCTTCGATAACATTTTATTTACCTGTAAATCTTAGGACAAATGTTTCTGCTATTGATTTTTCAGGCTTGCAACTTTATGATGGTTCAGCAACTTTTGCTGTTACAACAGCAACAATCAATGCAGCAGATAGCCAAAATCCAAACATCAATTGTGTTGTTGCAAGTGGTTTAACGGCAAAACAATTCTATGAATTATTGACAACAAGTTCAGCAGGTTACCTCGGATTAAGTGCGGAGTTGTAAAATGGAAAATGTAACTTTTATTACAGTTAATGAAGTAGAGCACGCCATTATCGACCACGGCAACGAACAATTTACCTCAATGACAAAGCCAGAATACGACCGCCGACAAGCGGAACAATCCACACCGATCGTAGCGGCCGAATGAACTATCCAATCGGTACAGCTGCGGCAGTGGTAGAAGTAGCACTGGCCGAAGTCGGTACAGTCGAAGAAGGCGATAACTTAACCAAGTACGGAAAGTTTACGAAGGCCGACGGTCTTCCATGGTGCGGATCGTTCTGTAACTGGGTATTTCATACAGCGGGCGTAAAGATTCCATCGATGGTTTCTACAGCTGCGGGAGCGCATAAGCTTAAAGAAGTAAGTCGCTGGGTAGAGCTAGAGCCGAAGATCGGCGATCTTGCATTCATGGACTTTCCGCATGATGGCGTCGACCGTATCTCGCACATCGGAATCGTGGTGGGAGTTAAGTCGAAGTCAGTAATTACCATCGAGGGAAACACTTCGGGAACTGGCGATCAGCGTAACGGCGGAATGGTCATGATTAAAGAGCGGGCATTCGGGAGCGGTAAAGAGATCGTAGGCTTCGGACGCCCTAAGTTCGTGGCTTATGCTGGCGATTATCCAGTCGTCGAAATACCTACTCAGTCGGCAGCGAAGCCGAAGATCAAGGAGAAGAAAGATGGAAAACTTAAAAGCGTTACTCGCAAGCTGGGCGCGTAGTTTCTTAGCTGCGTCTATTGCTGTTTACATGGCTGGAGTCTCAGATCCCAAGGCGATCGGCATGGCGGGCCTTGCCGCCGTTCTGCCTGTAATCCTACGCTGGCTAAATCCTAAAGATTCAGCTTTCGGGTTAT